AATAATACATTCATTCCCATGAATGTTTTGCTAGTCCTAAGGAAAAAGCTAAAGAAGGCTCTTCACCAATCCTGGTATGACACGCTCTGCAGACTGTTACCAAGTTTTCTTCGTCAAGTATTGACCCGCCTTGAGACCTTCTTATTAGCTCATGCACATCAACGCTGTTTTTGTGAATAAATGTTGTCAAGCCGTCATGTTTGGCAAAAACTGGACACGCAAAGCAAAGAGGAAACTCGGCAAGCATAGAAGAAACTATTTTGCGTCTCTCAACATAAACCTGTTCCGTTTTTTTGCTTCTTTTTGGGATTGGTTTAGTCCCTCGGTTTAGTGAGGTTCGTTTTAACGGTGTTCGCTTTAGTGGTTTCCTTGGCTTCATCTAAGCTAAAGAATACAGCACTAGAGGTTGTCGTTGTTTATAGAATCAAAAGTCCACTTACTGTCAAGGCATTCCCACAAAGAACGGTCAATTGCCGTATCTTCCAGGTCAAAGTCTCTCATTAGTGTTCTGTGAGCAATGATTGCTCTTCTATAGAAATCGACTTCCTTCCACCCGTCTTCTAGGGTGGATTCGCCAGTCTCAATCATTACGCAGACTTCGTCAAGCCGACGGTCAACGTGGTACTTAAACCTGTTTATTCGTGTTGCTTTTTCATTGTAATAGCGCTGTGTTTCGTCGTTAAGTTTTTTAAACTTGAAGTCCAGCGACGAGTATCGTTTCTGGTCAGATTCACTATCTGCCTCAATACTCTCTATTTGTCTTTGAAGGTTTTCGGATAGGGCGAGCAAGGCTCTTTTCCATCTATCCCAGTTTTCGACCAGCCTGAGCTCCGCGCGCTCCAAAGGGTTAACTTTGTTTTTTACCTCTTCGGCGACCATGCGAGCAAAAGTGTCATCATTCCATCTTGAGTTCATATATTTTTTGGGTCACTGCCACGCAGGGCATATTTTCTTAAATCCACACCAGTTACATAGAATGGTTTTGTTGGGTTCAAAATATCCATTCTTGCAGCGCTCTTCTATGCCTGCTCTTACTTCTGCAATCACTGAAGCAACTTTCTGCACATCTTCTGCGGTTACTTCTTTTGCGAACCTAACCCCATCTTTTAGGTATAGAAGCTCTATCTCAAACTTCTTGGCCTCTATGCCGAGGCTTTTGAGGAGCTGAGTATAGATAATTAGCTGAAAATACTTATCTTCAATGTAATTCTTTTTTGGTGTTTTGCCTGTTTTGTAATCAGAAACTTTTGCGGTATCACCATCTAGATGTAGACGGTCTATGAATCCATGAAGTTTGATTCCGGATATCTCGCCTTCCACATGCTCTTCAATACCCCATGGCTCAACCTCTTGCGGCTGCTCCAGCATCCAGAGGTTTTCAACACACCACCAAGCAGACCACCTAAAGAGACGCAGTTCTTTTTCCCCACGGATTAATGTGGTAACTTCTGCTTCCCATTTTGCAGCCCATAAATCTCGCGCCAGTTGGCGAGCGGTTTCTTGGGTTCTTTGTTCGGAAGGAAGAGCGTACATTGTTTCTAGGATTTCATGAACAAAGTTGCCAAGCATTGTTGCTTCTGTCGGAGAATCCCTAAGTCCATCAATCTTGCTGTACTTGAACTTCATAGGACATTGCTGGAATGTAGATATTGAAGAAGGGGAAAGCAGTTCTGGGGCCTGCATGAGCCCGTCTTGGTCAGTTGTCATCTGTTTTTGCAACAAGAGTTGCACCAAACGATAAACGCATTGCCTCAACAACGAGGGTGTCAATGTCTTCTTCAGTTACGGTTGCGCGAGTTGGCTTTGCTTTTCCATTTGAATGACTGGTCCAAAAAGCGTTCAATGAGTCTTTTTGCTCTTGCGTCAGTGTTTTTGCAACTGAAACAAAGTTGGTCCATTTTTCATCAATCTCTGATGGTGCTTCTGCCTGTGGCGCTGGCATAGACGATGCGTATTCGGCGTCTAAGGCGTCTGCAGAGCGTGCGAGGTATAGGCCGACACCCAATAGCTGAGCAGCCTTTTTAAGAGCATCAGAGACAGCACCTTTAAAGTCGTTTCCGAGGTCAAGTGGCTTATTGTCTTTCTTCTGACGCTTCACTGAGGAACCACCGAAACCGTGCTTAATGACGGTTAAATCACCTATGGTGGCAGTTAACGATACGTGAGCAACAATCTCATCCGTATCTACATCGTCACGGCGAACGGAAACGATTTCAAACGACCAGTTGTCAACGCCCAAAACTTTGTTAAGACGATTAATGACTTCACTTATCGGAAGATAGATGAGCGAAATTCCACCCTTGATTCTTGTGCGTTCCATTTCTTCCGAGAAAGGCTCTGCTAAAAGACGCGAAATGTTTTCAGAGTTATTGATATTGATAGACGACACGTAGGTCTCCTTGTTTAGTTAATTATGTTTATGTATTTTTAGGTTTGCGAACGATAATGCTTGTTTTAAGTTCGCCAGTCTCACTGAAGTTATCAGCATTTAGACCAATTTTGTTTAGCTCTTTAATTCTCCAGTACGAAGGAGCACAGTAGGAAAGCATTTCCTCTGCTATTTCTTTTGGAGACTTTGTTACTTCTCCGGTATCCATGTCGATAGACATTTTTACAAGACGTTCTGCGACGGCCGAGCCAAGCTCCAAGTGCTTCCAGCCTTTTCTGTCGTAGGCTGATTTTTTCTCAATAGTAGTACCGTCAGAGAGGGACAAGATTTCTACTGAACCCATGATTTCAGACAGAGCGTGTGCAAAGGAATCATAGACGAGCGCCACGTCTTTTTTTAAAAGATTCAACTCTGCGAGTCCTTGGCCGGCATCTTCAGGTGAAGGCTCCCCCGATATAAATAAAGATAATTCTTTGTCAAGGTTGACCAAAGAAGAGCGGAGCTCTTGGATTTTTTCCAAGCTCATTACTAGTACCTCATTTAAGTTTAGATAGGTGATTTACTAGATGAGTATAGAAGCTCGTTTGCGTTGTGGCAACCCCAGGCCGGTTAGATACGTAAATGCTCCAACTGCAGAGTCTATTTGGTCGTCATGGTTTGAGGCTTCCGGGAATGAAGAAAATTCATCCAACCAATCTGTCAACCACGAAGCCCGAACTAGCCTTACGTTTCCATTTGAAGCGGCAGCAGCAAAAGGTCTGGCTCTAGTAACTTTGTCCCCTGTTGGACGCATTGCCCCGAAGTCGTACCCAGGAATCACGTATCTGGCGTACTGGTCAACCAAGGCCTTGCCTGAAGAACCGGGCTCCTGCTCCATTCTGATGGCAACACCAAAACCGTCTTCTTCTGCCGTCTTGGCGATGAGTTGCTCCACCTTTTCACCCCTGACTCTGGCCTTTTTTACGTCAAGAACATAGGCCACGCCGCCGTCAAACATCATGAGAGTTCCTACGGTCCAGTCAGGGTCCGGATATCCAGCATGTGGCTCCGTTGCGGCAAGGTCCCAGAACCGAACCACCCTGGCCGAGTTGGTTATGACGGGTATCTCTTCTGGGTCAATAACAAGAAAGGCCTCGCGCTGAAAGAGGCTACCAAGGGTCGTTGACCACCAGTCTCCTTCTTCTAGGCGTCGTCTTTCAACAGGGTCCAGCTCTGAAAGGGCCTGACGGTACGAAACGGCGTCAATTCCAGGGTTATCCTTAAGCGTAGATGGCACGAATACGCGCCCGGTCTCTTTGCCTTCCACGATAAACCTCTGTCGCACCCAGTTGGGGGCTGGGTTGGATGCAGCCCTCATTCTTAGTGGAACCTGAGATATTGGACCGCTGGCAGGTCGACGAAGACGGGAGAAGAGGTATCTATAGTCAGATTCTCTAATTTCGGTAACTTCGTCCATTCCTATGAACTGGAATTCCGAACCCTTGTATCGCAGGTAGTCGTTTACGTTGTTTAGGTAACCGAAGGAGATACGAGCCCCAGATGGGAAGGTGGCAACGAAAGTATTGTTGTTCCAGTGAACGTCATCATAGTTGCTCATCCACGCCCTGAATCGGTCCATCAAGGCTCCAGGCAGGGAAAGGTCAGCGAAGGTTCTACGGCAGAGAAGGG